GGTGAGGTGATCGACAGGTGCCCACGCCGCTATCTGATAGTTCTTGAGGTACGGCGAACGCAACGCCCACACATCGATCATAGGGATGATCCACCCGGACTGCGGGTTCCCCTCGAAGAAGTGGTTAGCGTGACCGTGCAGAATGTCGGCCCCGGTCGGCGTGTACCGCCGCGGATAGAGCGGGATCTTGTGGCCAAGTGGCGTCGTCCACGTTCCGATCCCCGTTTCCTGTCCGTGGGTACAACTGACCGCGACTTCATGCCCGTCAGCGGCGAGCCGTGCGGCGAGCGTTGCTATCTGGACGCCGTACCCGGTCGGCGACTTCGGCGAGTTGGAATGCAGTAGTAGCTTCACGACTTACCGCCAGCCGGGCGGATCTCAACGACGGAGATCCTGTATCGGGTGACTACGAGGAACCGGTCATCGTTGGACGGGTCGGGCGCAATCGTGAAGACTTCTTCGCCGTCATGGTCGAGAGCCCGCAAATCTTCGTGCAGGCGCCCGCGTGAAATGTGATGTTCTGGCATGAATGTCTCCCGGCAGGGTTGTTGGGGTTGTTGGGGGATTGCCCCGGCAAGCAGGCGGACGGCACGAATGCCGCCCGCCCGTTCCCCTGCCGGGAACCTTCAGCGGTCCTAGACGTTCTGGACCAAACTATTCAGCGCCGACACATCGAGGTGATCGCCGTCTACGCGCCATTTGCCCCTGAACGCAACCTGATCGGTCGCGAAGTAAACCGAGGCGTCTTGCTCGATCACGGGATTTCCGACGGTACGGATCACGTACTCATTGAACGCGCCGAACACAGCGACGATGGCGTTCGAGCCGGCCGTCGCACAGTTCGGATCGGTGTAAACGGGGTAGCCCAAGAAGCGATCAGGTTGACCGCCCTGGATGCCGTTTGTAAGGGATGGCTCCCACAGAACAGCGCCGACCGTGCCACCGGCACCGTCACGCAGCTTGCGGATCACAGCAGCGTTGCTGTCCTTCATCAGCCACGCTGCGCCCTCTGCCCGATACGCATCGTTCACCGAATACACGGTGTCAACAAACTTTTCGTATGACGGCGCAATCAAAGAACCGCCAGTGTGGATAGGTGTGTTGGTCCCGGCGCCAGCCAAGATCGTCATACCCTTCGGGTTCGCTGTACCGACACCGACCACAAGGTCAGTATCGACAAGGCGGGAGAGCCCGCGGCCGATGTCACGAGCCAACCACGACGAGATGTCGAACGCCGAATCAGAAACAAGCTCAGACGACACAGCAACGAGCTGCCCGTACTTGTATGAGTCGAGTTGCACCCTGCCGAACGTCGGGTCTGTGCCAGCGACCGCCGTCCCCTGAGGAATGGACCCCGAGGCGATAGCGTGCGCGCCAACGGTCGGGAACTGGATCGGCTCACCGGTCGCCGTGTTGACGACAGAAGCCCCCACACGGAACCCGGCAATACCGGCCTCAAGGTACTCGTACAACGTCCGAGACAACGCCGTCGGAACGACCAGCGAACCAGAGCTTGTCTGATAGTTCATCGCACGAAGTTCCTCAGGGGATGCGCCGTTGCGAACCGCCATCTTCTCGCGGCGGGCCGCTTCGATGTTGATCTCAAAGTCGCCGCGCTGTTCGCCCGACAACCATGAGCGAAGCTGATCGCTGTCGCTAGTCTCCTTGGTCTCAACACGGGCCTCGCCGAAGATGCTGGACTGCGCCTCGCGGAGCTGACCGGCCTCGACCTCGCGGCGATAGCGCCTGTCAAGATCCTGAACGGCCGTATCGATCTCATCGATGCGGGCATCCATACGAGCAATAACAGTCTGGTCCTCTTCGCTGCGCTCCTTGCCAGCCGTGTCATCTAGACGCGCCTGCAACTGGTTAAAGACGTTCATTCGCTCCTCGCGGAGCGCGTTGGTTTGTTCTCGGATATCCATGACAGATACCGCCTTTCAGATTGTGGGGTTTGGGGATGGCGTCAGGTGCCAGGTACCAGGTGCCCTCGAGCGGCGTGGCGGCGTGGCGGCGTGCGCCGGTTTAGATTTTGCTACGCTTCAGCCGTTCGAGGCGTTCCCGGTCTGCCCGGTCACGCTCAGCGAACTCGGCGGAGCGATCAACACAGGGGAGCCGGTCAGTGAAGTAACTAATCGCGCGCCGGATCTCGTCGTCGTCCATTTCGACATCCACGATCGACGCCATGAAATCATCCAACGAACGCATCGCCCCGGAGGTGTGCGGGTTGGCGCCCTTCCAAACGATCGACGTCTCCACCAGTGCAACTTCGCTGATCTCACGAACCGTCATATCATCGTTCCATGAATCGCGGGCCTTCGGCACCGTGAACCCGATCGACATCTCACGCATCTCGCCACGGGAGACCGCCGAGCGAACATCGAGCACCGATGGCCGTTCCCGGTCAAGCGACGCAACCACCCGCAGATCCGGATCGGCCGACAGATTAAGCGTGCCCGCCGAACGTGTCGCCAACGGAATCGACTGGTGCTGATGATTCACGAACAGCGCCACGTCGGCCTTTGAGTCCTTCAGCGTTTTGTTAAACGCCCCAGATCGGATCGTCTCAGTGAACCCGCCCCAACGATCACGGACCGGATAAGGCTTGTCGACAACGGACGCGACCCCCTCGAACGTGAACCCGTCGCCCTCCGAGTCATCGCGGAACTCGAAATCTGCGATCGTGTAGCTGCGGTAAATCGTGTCGGTAGAACCGACCCGCTCGGTGATGGTCATATCTTGTCTCCTTGGGACGGCTGGAAGTTACCGACGAGGTTCGCCCCGCCATCGTTGAGGATCTGCCTGGCCTCGTCGACGTTCAGAACAACGCCGACGCCGAGATAAATCCTTTGGATCATCCCGGCCAGGTCGAGCGCCGACATGGCCGGCGTCTCCTCCACATCGAGCGGCGGCAAGTCCTCAAGTTCACGGGCCTCGTTGGGCTTCATGAACTCGCTCCGGATGCCGATCTCGTAGGACTCGTACCGGGTTTTCAGGTCGCCACGTAGCAGCGCGTTAACGTTGAATTTCATGTAGCCGGGGGCCATCAGTAGCCCGTTAACGGCCGACTCAATACGTGTCATCCACGGCAAGAACGTAACCTGTACCCGGCGAGCGTTGCGTTGCTCAAGGTTGGCGTACGTCAACGAAGTGCCCGTCACCGGGATGCCAAGATCGGACGGATCAAGCAGGAACAACGCCCCCGCGATCTCCGCCGCCGTGTAACCCCTAGTCGCCAAAAACTGTGCGTCCTCATTGCTGACACCGGTCGGCTTCCAGATCGCCCCGTCATCAAGGATGCCGGGCAAACCCTTGCCGCCAGAACGGCGCCGGCGCTGCCATTGCTGCGCTATCTCCACCTTCGTTTGCGGCTGTGCGATCTTAGACATCTCGATAACGCCTGGCATGTTGCCGTCGGACTCGAAGAACTCCGACCCATATTTCAGAGTCGCTAACCCCAAACCAATAGTCTCGCGGGCAAACGCGATCGGGTTCATGCCAAGCTCAGAGCCCGGCAACATCAACCCCTTAATGTGAAGAATCTCGGCCCCGGCGCTACCGTTAATCAGGTACGACTTAGAACCGTTATGACGTTCAACGCTGACCGTCTGCGGGTCAAGCGGTATCAACTCAACAATCACAGATGTCGATTCCGAACGGTTCACCTTGACATATGCGTTCCCGTGTAGCAACAACGACGACAAAACCTGCCCACACCAAGAAGCGAAATCAAGATCGACAGTAGGCTCAGTCAACCACGTCGGCGGCTTAACCGGGATGCTCTCATCGCCGGAGCGGCGGAACACGTCAACCGGCAGCGTCGAGATCGAATCAGAGATCAGCCGCACACAGCCAAGCACGGTCGTCAACTGCAACGCCGACCCAGCCCCGCCAGTGTCGCCGTAGCCAGGATCTCCAGGCCAACTGCCCCACGGGTTAGCGGTCGAAGTGTGCCCCCAAACAGACGCCGATGTCAGCGCCCGAGTTTGCTGATTAAACAATCGTCCGAGCATTAGCCCTCACCATCAACGAAGTCGGGCACCTGGGCGGCTACGACGAGCACCAGCCCGAGACCACCAGCGGCAACCATCCCGGCGCCAACCGTAAACCATAGAGCCAAACCAACAGCGATCAGCAACACACACACCACCTCAAGAATCAGAAACACGTTCAAGCCCCCTAAAGATAATCTTCGAGCGAACTAAACGAGCCCGCGAACACTTCAGTCGGTGCCGCCGCGACGCGGACCAGTGCGGCGGTGGCCGCAACAAACGGCGAAATATTGGCAGTCGACGAACGCCGAGACCACGTCTCTACGTCGCCCACCTTGCGAACAGCCAGCCCGCCGACGGCGTTCACCATCTCGGGAATGCCCCGATGTCGCAAGCTGCCCTCAGTAACTTTCGACATCATCAACCCGCACGCCTGGGCGTACTCAGCCGGCGTCAACAGATCGAGCGGAACCCCCGCAGCCAGTAGCTCACTCGACCACGCCAGCGCTGGCGAGTTCGGCGCAATAATCAGCGGCGTCTTGTGACCCTCGGCTAGTCGCTTAGCGGTCTCGACCAGGTGCCCCATCTCATGCGGCGGCACCGTTAACCTGACACTGACATGATACAAATTGTCATCCCGCTTGCCAGCGATCGCGAACGACGCCGAAGCCCGGTCTGGCGGGCAGTCAAGCGCCAGCCGTAGCGTTTCATCCGTCGGCAAACTGTCACCGTCAGTCAACTGCCCCCACCGCTCAAGCGGAACAGCACCGGGGTTCGCGCCCAATTCCAAATCCCAGACACACAAAATCTCGCGGGCAAACTTCCCCGGCCCGAGCTGCCTAAACAGCGACTCCATCCTTGCGCGACTTGTCCGCCCATTGGCATAACCCGGATGGATGCGTAACACATCCTCGGCCAACATGTCATCCGGCACCGTCATCGAAATATTGCCATCGACCACAGACACGACTTGAGCCGTGTTCTCCGTGTAGGCCATAGCCGAGCCATCGCCCAAGATCGCCCGACGCCGCATCGCCCACGCGATAGCCGAGAAGTCCAACCCGCCAGACCCGGAATACCAGGACTGAGGATTCCGAGAAATCAACGTAGTCGGCAACGACGCCGCCAAGTGCTCAGGCTTAAGATGCTGCGCCTCGTCGTAAAAGATCACCTCAGCCTCAGCGAAGCCGCGACCCGCCCCCGTGGTCCTCGACCGGTACATGATGCGAGCATGGTTTCGTTTGGCCGTGAACTCGATCGCGTTCTCGCCGTTGCCGTAACGGATGTGGGCAACAGTGCGCCGCAAATCATCGAACGACTCATAGATGGCGACCAGGCGAAGAAAATCCTCCTTCGCAGTCGGCCACTCGTGCGCGGTGTGAATCATCAACCGCTCACCGAACAGATCGACACCGACACCCTGACGAACCTTGATCGTGTCGTTCTTGCCCGCCTGACGCCCCTTAAAATCTCCAACCTCGGACGCAGCCCACACCCCCGGAGACGACTCACCGAGCGCCGCCATCAGCGTCGCCCGCTGGTCAGCGTCGAGCGTCAACCCGTAACAATCACCCCACTCAATCGCTTCTTCCGCTGCGGCGAGGCTGACTACGTTTGCTGGCAGATGCAGAATCGTCGGCACCGCTATAGCGGGCCTCTCGTCGAGCGCGGAGATCATCAGACCTGGACTCCTTAACAGTTGCGTCCAACGACTCCAGATCAGCCAACGCCGCCCGATACTGCGCGGCCAACTGAGCATGAATCGCAGACGTCGTCGTATCGAGTTGCTCAGCGAGCGTATCCCGCAACACCTCAAGCGCTCGTTTCCGGTCTCCCGACTGGGCAGCTTCCAAGTTCACGACGACCCCCGAACGAATGTTTATGCAACCCCCTGTGGATAACCCTGTGGATTATTCACCCCACAACCCTGTGGACAACTGACCCCCCTGTGCACAACTATGGGGATAAGTGGCT